CAATCTCAGCTATAGATAGTGATACTCAACTTACATTAAAGAATGATATAATGACAACAGGAGAGGACTACAGAATAGTAGGAACTCCAAACTATACTCCACAATATCTGCAATCTAATACTAAGATATATTTTAAACAAGGAACTGATATAGTATTTCCTGTATTTTCAGAACCAGAACCATTGATAGAATTTACAACAGGAGGAGGAGCTAATGTGTATTGGGAACAAGTAGAAGACTTTTGGAATTTATATGATGTTAGTTGGGGAAGCACTTTAAATGATATACAAGTTAGTGATTCAACAGACTCAACACAAAAGATAGTATATATTAGAGTAACTCCTACAGATACTTTAATAACAGGAGATTCAATTACTATAACAAGCTCAGTAGGTACTTCACAAGTAACAACACTTACACTTGAAGCAGTATGTGAACCTAAGTATCAAGAACTACAAGTTATATTCTACAATAAGTTTGGAGCATTACAGATAATGCCATTTTATAAAAAGTCAATAGATAGTATTAATACTAATTCTGATAGTTATAAAAGAAACTTAATGGAGTTTGCAACTGACCCTACTTATAACACAGAGAAACATCAAATAAGACAGTTTCACGTTACAGGAAAAGAATCTATAACAATGAACACAGGCTTCATACAAGAGAGTTTTAACGAGGTTATAAAACAAATGATGCTAAGTGAACAAGTATGGGTAGATAATGGCACAGAGGTTCTCCCAATCACTTTAAACACTAAGAGTTTACAATTTAAGAAATCAGTAAATGACAAGCTCATAAATTACACAGTAGACTTTGAGTATGCATTTAATAAAATAAATGACATTAGATAATGCAGAATATTCAATTATATATTGAGGGAAATAGAATGGATATGTTTAAGGATGAGTCAGTATCTCTAACTCAAACTATTCAGAATGTAAAAGACATAGCTAAAGTATTTACAAACTTTACTAAGACCTTCTCATTACCTGCTTCTAAAGGAAATAACAAAGTATTTGAACATTACTACAATTATGATATAGTAGATGGCTTTGATGCAAGAGTAAAAAAGAGTGCTACAATAGAACTTAACTATCTCCCTTTTGAAAAAGGTAAGATAAAGTTAGAAGGTGTAGATATGAAGAATAATAAGCCTTATGCTTATAGAATAACATTCTTTGGAAATACAGTAGACTTAAAAGATGTACTTGGAGACGATACACTACAAGCATTATCGTGGTTAGACAACTTTAAAAAAACTTATAGTTCATCAGGTATATTAACAGGATTAAATACAGGATATGACATAACAGTAGATGCTGTTTCATACACTAAAGCTATGATAGTTCCTTTAATAACACACACTACAAGATTATTTTATGATAGTACTAATCATTCTGTTGAATATCCAGACGCAGGTGGAGGTAATTTAGTTCCTGTTGGTTCAGGAGAAGGACATCATCACGGTGTATATTATGGAGAATTGAAATATGCTATAAGATTACATTTAATTATAAAAGCAATAGAGGAACAATATTCTGAATTAGAATTTACAACAGATTTCTTTAATACAAGTAATGATGCTTATTATGGTTTATATATGTGGCTTCATAGAAAGAAAGGAGATGTTAATGACCCTAATCAAGTTTTACAATATGAAGAATATGTAGACTTTGGCTTAGATTCGACTATGACAAATGTTATAGCAGTAGGAGAAGAAATAACAGTAACAGGACATACATTAGGAGCTAAACTACCAACTACATTAACTATAAGACCTAATAGTGCTGAGACAAGTAGATTTGAAGTTGAAGTAACTAAAGATGGAGCAACATTTTCTACAGGAAGTGCTGAGAACTCAGACTTACAATTAAATATGAATTTATCTAACGGAACATATAAAGTTCTATTAAAGGTAACTGAAGAATTTGTATTTGGAGAAACAGGGGTTGAAAATGCAGTTGATTGGTCGTTCACAGATTTATTAGCTGTTGAAACACATACATTTGATGTAACTCAATTTACAGTTCCTGCAGAGTTTGAATTTTTACCTACTAAGCAAATACCAACAATGAAAGTAATAGACTTTCTAACAGGTGTTTTTAAGATGTTTAATTTGACAGCTTATGTACAAGACGATGGTAAGATAAAAGTTCAAAAATTAGATGACTTCTATGCATCAGGAACAAGTTATGATATAAGCGAATATATAGACATAGATTCAAGTCAAGTAAATATAGCTCTGCCATATAGAGAAATACAATTTGAATATAAAGGACTTGGAACTAAGTTAGCATTACAACACGAGCAACTTAGCAATTCAGGAATAGGTTGGGGTTCACTTGAATACAATGCAAATAGTGGAGAAAATTTAGATGGAGGTATATATACAGTAGAAGCTCCATTTGAGCATATGAAGTTTGAAAGACTTAGAGATGGTAACTCAACAACAACTACTACAATTCAAGTAGGATGGTGTGTAGACGATAATGATGATGCTTATATTGGAGAACCTATATTGTTTTATCCTATTTATCAATTAAATCAAGACGATATTAGATTCTTGTCTGGAGAAACAACAGGTCAACAAACTATTAATGATTATTATATTCCAAGTAATAGTTATGCTTTATCTTCTGCTACAAGTGCAATAAACATAAACTTTAATGCAGAGTTAAATGAATGGACAAGTGATGGTACATTTACTGATACTTTATTTGATGATTATTACACTACTTACATAACAGATGTATTTGATGTTAAAAGAAGATTATCAAAATTTAAAGCATTCCTCCCATTAAAGATATTAAGGAATTACACATTAGCAGACAGATTTATAGTAAACAACAGAAGCTATAAGATAAATAGTATAACAACTAATCTTGGAACAGGAGAAAGTGATATAGAATTATTAAACGAGGTATGATACAAAATATTTTAGAATTACTCCAAATAGTAAAAGGAGAAACAGAAAATATAAAGATAGCTCAAGGTAAGTATAAACTTCCTGAAACATTTAGTGAAACATTTAAACAAATAAAAACAGAAATAAGATGGCTCAAAAAGTAGTAATAGACATTGATGTAAAAAGTGCAGAAGCTGAGAAGCAAATAGAAAATCTTAATAAAGACTTAAAGCAAACAGAAGAAGATTTAAGTGGCATAGAGGAAGCTGGTGATAAAATGACAGGTGGACTTATTTCTGGATTTAAAGGAATGAGTAAGTCTGTTAAGAGTGCAATTACAGGACTTAAAACTTTAAGAGGTGCATTAATAGCTACAGGTATAGGAGCTTTTGCATTAGCTATAGTTTCAGTAACAACAGCTTTAACTAATTCAGAAGCAGGTCAGAACAGATTTGCTAAATGGCTAAATCAAATAACAGTAGTTATTGGGAATGTAACAGATATTCTTGGAAACTTCGGTAATGCTATATTATCTTTTGTTACAGGTAATTTCGATGAAGCTGCAGATTCTATAGCTAAAGTAACTGAAGGTATTAAGAACTTTGGAGAAGAAACTCGTAAAGAAATAGCTATAGCAGGAGAGTTGTCAGATATGAGAGCTAAAGCTGATAAAGCAGAAAGAGATTTACAAGTACAAAGAGCTAAAGCAGATAGAACAAGAGCAGACTTATTAGAGAAAGCAGTAAATAAAGAGAAGTTTACTGTAGAAGAAAGAATAGGTTTCTTAGAAGAAGCAGGTAGAATAGAAGAAGAAATAACAAACAAAGAAATAGCAGCAGCTCAACTTAGATTAGAAGCGAGACAATTAGAAAACTCATTATCAGAATCTACTAAAGAAGATTTAGATGAAGAAGCAAGATTAAAAGCAGAACTTATACAATTAGAGACTGCTAAACTTACAAAACAAAAAGAAGTTACTTCACAAACTATAGCATTGAAAGCAGAAGAAGCAGCAGCCTTAAAAGCTATAGAGGATGAACAAAGACGAGTAAAAGAAGAACAAGATAAAATAGATGAAGAAAAGAAAATAGCAAAAGACAAGAAAGATGCTGAAGCTAAAAAGAAAAAAGATGAAGAAGATGCACAAGCAGCTAAATTAAAAGAGGAAAGAGATGCAAGAGTATTAGCTATGGATATTGATATAGAGAATAGAAGAACTGCAGCTAAGAAAGCATCAGTTGATGCTGCTATATCACTATTTGGAGCTGAGACTGCTGCAGGTAAAGCTGCTCTTATAGCTAAACAAGTTATGGCTGCACAAGAAATGATACAAGAAGCAAGAAAGACTTTGACATTTTCAAGTTTAGTTGCTGCTCGTTCAAGTGCTGCAGTTGCAGAGGGTACTGCACAAACTGCTAAGATAGGTTTTCCACAAAACATACCAATGTTAATTGCTTATGCTTTACAAGCAGTTGGAATAGTACAATCTATTAGTCAAGCAGTAGGAAAAAGTAAATCAGTAGCATCTTCACTTGGAGCAGGTGGTGGAGGAGGTTCAATACAAACTCCACAAGTTCCAACAGGTTCAGCTCCACCTGCATTTAATGTAGTAGGTACTTCAGGAGCTAATCAATTAGCAGGTGCAATAGCAGGTCAACAACAACAACCAGTAAAAGCATTTGTAGTTAGTAATGATGTAACAACTGCTCAAGAGTTAGATAGAAATATTGTAAGTGGAGCAACTATAGGATAAAATACAAAATATTAATTTTTAAACGATATATAAATATGAAAATAGTAGAACTTATTTTAGATGAAAATGAGGAGCTAAATGGGATTGAAGCAATAAGCATTGTAGAGAATCCTGCAATAGAAGAAGATTTCGTTGCATTAAAAAGTGATGAAATAAAATTAGCAGAAGTTAGCGAAGAAAAAAGAATCTTAATGGGAGCTTTATTAATCCCTAACAAACCTATATATAGAAGGAGTGGAGAGGATGAATATTATATATACTTCTCCAAAGATACGGTTTTAAAAGCATCCCAAATGTATTTAATGAAAGGCAACCAAAACAACTCGACATTAGAGCATCAATATTCTCTAAATGGATTGTCTTTAGTAGAGTCTTGGATAGTAGAAGATACTGTTCACGATAAATCAAGAAAGTACGATATGGAAGTTCCTGTAGGGACTTGGATGGGTACTGTAAAAGTAAATAATGAAGATGTTTGGAACGACTATGTAAAAACAGGTAAGGTTAAAGGATTTTCTATAGAAGGCTACTTTGTAGATAAAATGGAAAGACCTAAAGACGCTACTATAAACGACTTAGCAGAAATAGAGGAAGAAGAAGCTAAAGAGTTATTATCTACTATTAGAGGAATTATAAAAGGAGACAAAAGAACTAAGAGTGGAAAGAAGACGATAATGGAATCTTATACAGACTATCCTGATGCAGTTAAGAATAACGCTAAAAAAGGTTTAGAACTTAACGAGAAAGTAAACAATAAATGTGCTACACAAGTTGGTAAGATTAGAGCTACTCAACTTGCACAAGGAAAACCAATAAGTAAAGAAACTATAAAGCGTATGTATTCTTATTTGTCAAGAGCAGAAGAATACTTTGACCCAAGTGATAATTCTAAATGTGGAACTATAAGTTTCTACTTATGGGGAGGATTAGCAGCAAAGAGATGGAGTGAATCTAAACTAAAAGAATTAGAGTTAGCTTCTATGAAGATAAATGATGATTATGCTATAATAGACGATAGATTAGCATACTCCACAAAAGAGAAAGCTATAGAAATGGCTAAGGACTTGGGATGTGAAAAATATCACGAACACGAATATGAAGGTAAGATATGGTATATGCCTTGTGAACAACACGAACTTAAAGCTCCTTGTCAAGCAGGATATGAGCAATATGGAATGAAAAGAAAGAATGGAAGATTAGTACCTAATTGTATACCAATTAAATAAATATGGAAGATACTACTCACAATGTAAGTCCACAAGGAGGAAACAGAGCTTGTCTTTGTTGGGATAAAGAAACTTATAGTATTAAATGCTGTGATGGTTCTTTACACGCACAAGGTATAGGAAGCATAAATAGAAATTCTTAAAAATGCAAAATAATTAACTAAATACGATATATTAATATGAAACCTATGGAAATGTTAAATCAAATCAAAAGCGTCTTGGGTGTAGAATTATCTACTGAAGAAAAAGTAGAACTTGCTCAAGCTAAATTAGAAAATGGTACTGTTTTAGAAGCAGAATCATTCGAATCAGGAAAAGAAGTATTTATCTTAACTGATGACGAGAAAGTAGCTTTACCTATTGGAGAGTACGAAATGGAAGATGGTAAAATCTTAGTAATAGCAGAAGATGGTATTATTTCAGAAATCAAAGAAGGTGGAGAAGAAGAAGTTGTGGAAGAAGAAGTAGAAGAAGTAGAACAAGTTGAAGAAGAATTAAAAGAAGAAGACAAATACGCAACTAAACAAGAACTTGCTGAAATCAAATCAATGGTAGAAGAAATCAAAGAATTGATGAAGGAAGGTAAAAAAGAGGAAATGCACAAGGAAGAAGAATTGATGTCACAGAAATTGACTGAACTTGCTTGTCAAGAAGATGAAGCTCTAAAAGAAGAATTATCTAAACCAGCTTCTGAACCTATTAAGCATTCTCCTGAAGCAAAAGAAGAATTAAATAAAGTTGTTTACTCTCAAAAGAGAAACTTAACAACTAAAGATATAGTATATAATAAAATAGCAAATTTCAAATAAAAATTAAATAAAAATTAAATTATGGCAACTACAGTTTCAATTACAAGTACTTATGCAGGTGAGTTTTCAGGGAAGTATATTTCTGCTGCTCTTTTAAGTTCTCCTACATTAGAAAAAGGAAACATCGAAATTAAACCTAACGTTAAATTTAAAGATGTTATCAAAAAAGTAGCAACTGATTCAAACGTTATTAAAGACGCTTCTTGTGACTTTACTGACACAGCTACTGTTACTTTAACAGAAAGAATCTTACAACCAGAGCAATTCCAAGTAAACCTTGAGCTTTGTAAGCAAGACTTTATCTCAGATTGGGAAGCAATTTCTATGGGATACAGTTCTTTGAATGACCAATTACCTCCAAAGTTTTCTGATTTCTTAATCGGACACGTTGCAGGATTGGTAGCAGAAAAGAATGAGCAAAACATTTGGGGTGGTGTAAACGGAAACGCTGGTGAGTTTGATGGAATCACAGTATTAGCTGCTGCTGACGGAGACGTTAACGATGCTGCTAACGGTGGTGAAACTGCTTTCAGTTCTTCTAACATTATTTCTTTATTAGAGAATGTTGTTGACGCTTTACCTTCTGCAGTTTACGGAAAAGAAGATTTAAAAATCTACGTTCCTACAATCGCTTGGCAATCATACATCAGACAATTAGGAGGATATGCTGCTAATGGTGTTGGTGGAGCAGGTGTTGATAACAGAGGTGGTTTATGGTACAATCAAGGTAATGCACTTTCTTTCGATGGAATCGAAGTTGTATTAGCTCCAGGTATGCCAAGTAATCACATCGTAGCAGGACAAAAATCTAACATCTACTTTGGTACAGGTCTTTTATCTGACCACAACGAAGTTAAGTTATTAGATATGGCTGACTTAGATGGTTCTCAAAACGTAAGAGTAGTAATGAGATTCTCAGCAGGTGTACAATACGGTATAGGAAGTGACCTTGCTTTATTGACATTAGCTTAATAAATTGTTTAACATAGAAGGGTAGGTGGGGTATATACCTACTTACCCTTTCTTATAAAAAATATAATAATATGGCTTGTACATTAACAACAGGAAGAAACATACCTTGTAAATCTTCAGTAGGTGGACTTAAAACAGTTTACTTTTCTGATTATGGTCTTACTGTTACTGATAATGCCACAGATGCAGAAAAAGTAGATATAGGAGGAACTCCTGACTTTTTCCAATACGACCTTAAAGGTAGTTCATCTATGGAGACAGCAGTAAACAGCTCAAGAGAAAACGGTACTACTTTCTTTGAAACAACTTTAAATATTTCATTACAATTATTAGATAGTAAAACACAAGAAGAATTAAAAATTATAGCTTTAGGAAGACCACAAATCGTTGTAGAGGATTATAATGGAAACTTCTTCTTATTAGGTAGAGAACACGGATGTGAAGTATCTGGTGGTTCATTTACAACAGGTGCAGCTATGGGAGATGCAAGTTCATTCTCTTTAACGCTAACTGCTCAAGAAGTATCAGCTCCTGCATTCCTTGCAGATTCAACTGATGTGACTGATAATGTAAATGTAGCTAAGATTTCACCTGCTACTCCTAATAATGGATAATAAATCATTAAGTTAAAAAATTAAGGGGACTATATGTCCTCTTTTTTTTTGCATTTAACACAAAATATAGTTTTTTTTTCGATATATAAGTATGAAGATATTAACTACAAGTAGCTCTCAACAAACTATTGATATTATTCCAAGACAATTTTTATCAAGCTATAAATTGATAGTAAAAGATGAAGCTGCAAATGAAGAAGTTTTTAACGATGAAGTAACTGCAGCAAATTATGATGATTATAGACAGTTACAAGTAACATTTGACCCTGTTTTAAAAGAAGGTCGTTACTATACTATGGAAGTTAGAAATAGATTAGTAGAAACTATTATCTACTATAAAGACAAAATATTTTGCACAGACCAAACCATAAGTCAAACAAATAATGACTATTATTCTATTAATAATAATGAGTATACTTTTGATGAAACTTCTGGTTCTCACGATAACGATTACATAATAATATGAACGATTTAAGAATAGTAAATTTAAGCACTTACACAAGTCCTAAAATAAAAGAGGTTAAAAACAGAGATTGGATTTCTTATGGAGAGGACAACAACTACTTTCAATATCTTATAGACAGATATAATGGAAGTCCAACTAACAACGCCATAATCAACGCTATATCTTCTATGATATATGGTAAAGGATTAGATGCTACTAATTCCAGTAAAAAGCCAGACCAATATGCACAAATGATTTCATTATTTGATAATGATAGTGTAAGAAGATTAGCATACGACCTAAAACTTATGGGACAATGTGCAATACAAGTAATTTATTCTAAAGATAGAACTAAGATAGCTCAGATAGAGCATATGCCTGTAGAAACACTTAGAGCAGAGAAGTGTAATGAGAAAGGAGATATAGAAGCATATTACTATTGGAAAGACTGGGAAAAGATTAGACCTTCTGATAAACCTTTAAGAATACCAGCTTTTGGTAAAAGTAAAGAATCTATAGAAATACTATATGTAAAGCCATATCGTTCAGGATATTATTACTATAGTCCTGTAGATTATCAAGGAGGTTTGCAATATGCAGAGCTTGAAGAAGAAGTATCTAACTTTCACTTAAACAACATCTTAAATGGTATGAGTCCATCAATGTTAATTAACTTTAACAATGGTACTCCAAATGCAGAGGAAAGAAGACTTATAGAACAAAGAATATACAACAAATTTAGTGGGTCAAGTAATGCAGGTAAGTTCATATTAGCTTTTAATGACAATGCAGAAAGTGCTGCAAGTATAGAACCTGTACAATTAAGTGATGCACATAATCAGTATCAATTCTTGTCTGAAGAATCTACTAAAAAGATAATGGTAGCTCACAGGGTCGTTTCTCCAATGCTTTTAGGTATCAAAGACCAGTCAGGGTTAGGAAACAACGCAGACGAGCTTAAAACAGCCTCTACGCTTATGGATAATACTGTTATCAGACCTTTCCAACATCTTTTAATAGATGCCTTTAATCAAATCTTAGCTTATAATGGTATCTCACTTAAATTATACTTTAAGACTTTACAACCTTTAGAATTTACAGAATTAGATAATGTAGAAGATGAAGAAACTAAAGAAGAAGAAACTGGAGTTAAGTTAAATAAAGATTTAACAGATGAGGAATTTGATATTATTCTTGATGAACTTAGAGGAGAAACAATGTCTAATAGATGGGAAGAAGTAGATGCAAGAGAATATAAAGATGACAATGAGAGTGAAGAAGAATGGGCAAGTAGATTAATACAATCTAAGAAAGAAAACTTAGAAAAGAAAAGTATTGATTCTAAGAAATCAGGATTTAGCTACTTAGATAAGTCTTTATATAAAGTAAGATATAAGTACAATGAGAAATATTCTTCAGGTAAATCAAGACAATTCTGTAGAATTATGATGAACAGAAGTAGACGTAAAGTAGTTTATAGAATTGAAGATATTGACAAGGCAAGTAGAGCAGGAGTAAATAAATCTTTTGGTCATAAAGGACAATCTTATGATTTGTTTAAATACAAAGGAGGAGTTAATTGTGGTCATTATTGGAGTGAAGTATTGTATAGATTAAAATCTAAGACAATGAAAAAAGTAATACAAAACTATGATGAGGTAGATAATATTCCAAAATCATATTCACCAACTCCTGTAGGACATAAAGAGGCAAAGATAGCTCCAAAAGATATGCCTAATGACGGACATCACCCAAGTTATAATAAATAAGATATGGCAACAGCATTATTCATAAAACCGATAGACATAAAAAGAAATACCATAATAGATGGTAATGTCGATGTAGATAAATTTATACAGTTTATCAAAATAGCTCAACAGATTCACGTTAGAAACTACTTGGGAAGTGATTTGTACAATAGAATTAGTGATGATATTATAGCAGATACTTTAACAGGAGATTATTTGAGTTTAGTAAACACTTACATTCAGCCTATGCTTATTCATTTTGCAATGGTAGATTATTTGCCATTTGCAGCTTACCAGGTAAAGAATGGAGGAGTATTTAAACACTCGTCTGAAAATAGTGAGACAGTATCTAAAAATGAAGTAGACTATTTAGTAAATAAAGAAAGAGAGTTTGCAGAATACTATACAAGAAGATTTATAGATTATATGGCTAACAATCAAAACTTATTTCCTGAATATACAAGTAATAGTAACGAGGATATAAATCCTGATAAAGATGCGACATTTAACGGATGGGTATTATAAAGAAGATTTACAAACCTAAAGAGGTTAACGTAAAAAAATTATTAACTTATTTAAAAAGCAATAATGGCTACATTAACAAGCACGAAAATAAAAAATACTTATGATGCATTATTAAAGTCAATAGACAATGATGCAATAGGAACAACAGCAAAACAGATTACAGACGGACTTGGAAACACTACTCCATTATACGTCTCAACAACACAAGTAGGAATAGGTGTAACACCAGAAGCAGGATTAAATCTTCACGTCTTTGGAGACGCTAAAATAGGTAGCAATCTAACAGTAATTGGAAACTTAGTAGTTGAAGGAAGCACAACAACAGTAGGAACAGATACATTAACGGTCAAAGACCCTTTAATTGTACTGGCAAACAACAACACCTCTACAGACGCAGTTGACATAGGTTTTTATGGCAAATACACGCCTTCAGGTACTACACTATACTCAGGACTGTTTAGAGAAGCTCTAACAGGCAAATATAGATTGTTTAAAGGATTAGAAGACGAACCTACTACAACAGTAAACACAAGTGGAACAGGATATGCTGTAGCTACGTTAGTTAGTGACTTAGAGGGTACTTTAACTGGTGTAATTGCATCTACTACTACAGCAACTACTCAAAGTGCAAATGATAATTCAACAAAGGTAGCAACAACTGCTTATGTAGATAATCAAGTAGGATTATATGATACACTTAGCGAGGTATTAGCTAATGGTAATACTTCAGGAGCTAATGATATTATAATGGAAGATGGTCAGAAAATAAACTTTGGTACTGATTCTGACTTAGAAATGTATCACGATGGTACAGATGGTTATATTGATAATATAAATGGAGAGTTAATCCTACAAAATAATAGTGACGATAAAAAGATAATATTCAAAAGTGATAATGGTATTGGAGATATTACAGAATATTTTAGAATAGATGGTAATATCAATAGAAATGTTATAACAGTTACAACTCAATTAAATGATGATGTGCCATTAATATTTGGTGATGGTGCTGCAAGACCAAGTATAAAATACGATTCAACAGCTACTGATTTAATTGTTAGTACTAATGGTTCTACTGCATTAACTATAGATACCTCTCAAAATGCTACATTTTCAGGAACTATATCAGGAGTTTTAGCAGACGGAGTTACAGCAACTACTCAATCAGATGGAGATAATAGTACTAAAGTGGCTACTACTGCTTATGTAGATACTGCTATTGAAGGTCACGATACTTTAGCTGAGGTACTTGCAGGAGGTAACACTACAGGAGGAACTGATATAGCAGTAAGTGCTAACGATGATATAACTTTTGCAGATAATAGCAAGATTATATTTGGTGATGGTGGAGATATAGAAATGTTTTTTAATGGAGGTACTTTTGTTATTGACGATACATCAGAAGTTCAACAAGGTATAGATATAGATACTAATATAGTAAGGTTTAGAGGTACAGATTTGTATATGGAAATTGGAAATGCTCAGCATACTTTTTGGACTACTGGAACACAAAGACTTCAAATTAATTCTTCAGGTGTAACTATTGATGGAGATTTAACAGTAGACTTAAATACTTTGTTTGTAGATGCTTCAGCAAATTCTGTTGGTATAAATTTAACTAATCCTTCTGATTATACTGCTGATGAGTTAGTTATAAGCGTACCTGACGGAAGTGGAATGACTTTAGTTAGTGCAAGTACAGACGCAGCTTATATAACATTTATGAGTTCAACAGGAGCTATTGCAACAAATGGTGGTTATGTTGGTTATAATCACGATACTGATACACTAACTAACTTTGCACAAAGTAAAGTTTCTGTAGCAATATTAGAAGCTGAAGTTGCATACTTTACAGATACAGCTTTTTATGTAGATAAATCTACAACTATTGATGATAATTTAACTGTTGATGGTACAACTACAATAAAAACTGATGGTACAACGCAATTAATATTAAATAGAGCAGATAGTTCAATATTTGCAAATAATACTATCGGAACTATACAAGCGACTGCTGATGACCCAAGTGCAGGTCAAGTTGGTGGTCAAATACAATTTACAGGAGCAGATACTTGGAGTTCTAATTTTTATCCAACAAATATAATATTTAGTAATGATGATGCAGGTACTTTAACAGAAAGAATGCGTATTGATAGTTCAGGAAACGTAGGCATTGGAACTACATCGCCTGATTATCTCTTACATTTAGAAAAATCGGGAACTATAATGGCTCAATTAAAAGCTACTGACAGTAATCAAGCATATATGAAATTTGTAAATAGCACTACTGGTGATGGTGCGTTTACTGATGGGTTATTGTTTGGTTTAGATACAGATGAATCTGCTGTTCTTTGGAACTATGAAGCTACAGCATTAAGATTTGCTACAAGTGGTACAGAAAGAATGCGTATAGACAGTTCAGGAAACTTAGGAATTGGAGAAACAAGCCCAAGTACAAAAGTTGAAATAAAACAAACAAATAATGATATATACCAATTAACACTTTATAATAACAATATTTCAACAACAAGTAAAGCAAGAATTGGTAACTGGAATGATGAGATTAAAATTTCATCTAACTATATGCAAAGCGGAGGTACAAAAACTCAAGATAATACAGCAAAATCCTCTTGGGTTATGTCTATGGGGGCAGCTGGAGATGCGTTTGATATTTCAAGAAGCCCTGCTGCAAGTACAACGCTTTCAAGTTTAATGCGTATAGACAGTTCTGGAAACTCAACTTTTGCAGGAAATGTAGGAATAGGAGGAAATGCAAGTAGTACACATACTCTTGACTTAAATAGTTCATCAAATTTAGCATTAAGATTTTATGATTCTACAACATTTAAAGCAGGTATGCAAGCTGTAGATACTGCGGGGCAGATGATTGCAACTTCAGCAGCAGGAGATTTTGCAATACGTTCTCAATCTAATATGTTATTTTCAACAGGTGGCAACACCGAAAGAATGCGTATCGATAGTTCTGGAAACGTAGGAATTGGAACTGATTCGCCTTCAAAAAAATTACACATTGCTGGAGATTCTGCAACTTCAGTTATAACATTACAAAGAACAAATACAAATACTACAGGTGCTTATGGTGCGCTACAATGGACAGCATCAGATGACCATTCTGTTGCTGCAATAGATGTAAGAGGGGATGGAGATAATGAAGGAGGAGAAATAACTTTTAGAACTACAAGTGCAGCTTCTTCTAATGACCCATATGGTTTATCAGAAAGAATGCGTATAGACAGTTCAGGAAACGTAGGAATTGGAACGACTTCGCCTTATTCCACACTTTCACTTGAACTTTCATCTGCAACAACAACAACTGGTATTTCAACACCAGCTGGTATTACTTTACAAAATACTAATACAACAGATGGAAATTATACAAGTATTCAAAATAGAGATGGTAATGGCGACCAAAATGCAGAAATAAAGTTTTTTAATGTATCTCACACAAATAATCAAGGTGCTATAGCTTTTACTACTCGTTCAAGCACAGGAGAATTTGCAGAAAAAATGCGTATAGACAGTTCTGGTGTTGTTTCAATCACTAACTCTAATAACGGAATTAATGCTTATGTTGAAAACGATACACATAATGCAGTATTTCAAATAAAAGCATCTGCAACAGGGAAAAATTCAATTTTATGGTTTGGTGATTCAACTAATGACCAAATTGGTCAAATTGATTATGACCACGCTAATAATTCAATGAGATTTTTAACGGCTGCAGGAGAAAGAATGCGTATAACATCTGGGGGGTTAAGCAAATTCAAATCACAATCAGGTTCTTATGGTTATGGCACAAGTTATAATTTTCACGAATTTAATAACGACTTTGGTAATCAACCAGTAGCTATGTTTTGGCAAGCATCTGGAAGTGGCTCACATTATGGTATTAACGTACATAATAATGATGATGAAAACGATACTACTTCTCGTTTCTTTCTGGGACAAGGTGGAAGTACCGAAAGAATAAAAATATATTCAAATGGAAATATTGAAAACACTAACAATAGTTATGGTCAATTATCAGACATTAAGTTAAAAGAAAATGTAGTTAATGCAACTCCGAAATTAGATGACTTAATGAAAGTTCAAATCAAAAACTTTAATTATATAGGACAAGAACAAAAACAAATTGGTGTTATTGCTCAAGAGTTAGAACAAATATTTCCAAATTTAATATATGAAACTCCAAAAACAAAACGTGAAGAAGTAAACAAAACGGATAATGAAGGTAATATAATTTATCAAACAGAACAAAGATTAATTAATGAAGCTGTTGAAGGACAAGAGGCTATTGAGTGGAATGATAAACCTACAATAGATAATACAAAAATTGAGATTCAAACTTGGTTAGATAATAATAATATAGAGTGGCAAAGTGCAGATACGAAACAAGAATTACTTGATAGAATACCTGAATATCAACAAGAAGCAGTTGAAGCAAAGGAAGCAATATATGAAACAATAGAAACAGATGAACCTGTAAAAGAAAATGTAGAGTTAGCAACAGGAGAAGTTATAAAAGGAGTAAAATATTCTGTATTTGTTCCTATGTTAATTAAAGGAATGCAAGAACAACAACAACTAATCAATGATTTAAAAAGTAGAATAGAAACACTTGAGAATAATTAATATATTTGTAATATAACTATAAATTTAATAAAATGTCAAAAATTAGTAAAGAAGAATTAGAATCATTGTTAGAGTCAGAAAAGAAAGTTTCTGCTATTAAACACGACTTAGGTACATTAGATGAGCAAAAGCATAATCTATTACACGCTTTAGGTCAAGTTAGAGAAGAATCTAACAAAGTAAAGAAAGAACTTGAAGACAAGTATGGTAAAATCAATATCAACTTAAAAGACGGTTCTTACGAAGAAATAAAAGAAGATAAAGAATAACGCTATGGATTTTGCAGATATGAAGATATACCTTATAAACTCAATAGCTTTTGTAGTATCATTAACTGAGGTTGAGGTATGGTTAAAAATTATACTTCTAATCTGCACAATAGTATATACTATTCAAAAAACTAAGAAACTATGAGCAAAGAATTAAGCGAAGACAGTAAATTTGAAATTAGTATAAAGACACTTGTTGCTATAGGGGTAGGATTATCCACCCTTATAGGAATGTGGTTTGCCTTACAGGCAGATATAGAGGAGGCTAAGAAACTACCTGAACCAGAAATTAGTAGAACAGAGTACGATTTAAAAGATAAGCTCGTTAGAGAAACTATTATGAATACTGGTAAAAAGGTAGAAGAAAACTCAGAAGCGTTAAAGAAAATAGACGACAAGCTATTTGAAATAATAAGTAAATGAAAAATATATTATGTGCGATATGTGTATTGGTTGCGGGCTTTGTATATAGTCAAGACGTAACAGTTCTGCAAATAAATGCAGAATGGAATAAAAAGAATAACTACGATTTAAGTGACATTACAGGAGCTATTGTAAAGTTTAGTTACTTAAAAGACCAACCTAAAGAGGTTCAGAATAAAATTATGGCTGTGCCTGTAATTGTTATTATGGATGAATCTGGTAGAGTAAGAATGCAGTATGTAGCTGATATATCTCTGCAAATAAAAGCTACTCATTTAGAGATACAAAATACTATAGACAGATTAAAAAGAACAAGACGAGCAAGTACTAACTAATGGATAGAATAAGTAAACACATATCGTATAAAGAAGCTACAAGAAGTGCTACAGCACTTAGATTAGGTATAGAGAATGTGCCTAATGAATATGAACTACAAAATATGGAGATGGTAGCTAAAAAAGTATTTGAACCATTAAGAGAAGCTGTTGATGCTCCTATTAAAATAAACTCATTTTTTAGATGTGAAGAACTTAATAAAGCTATTGGTGGAAGTACTAAAAGCCAACACTGTCAAGGGAGAGCTATTGATATTGATGACGTTTATGGTAACGTTAGTAATGCTTTTATGTATTATTATATTAAAGATAACTTGGATTTTGACCAACTTATTTGGGAGTTTGGCACAGACCATAACCCAGATTGGGTACACGTAAGCTATATAGACGGAGATTCAAACAGAAAGAGATGTCTAAAAGCTATAAGAGAGAATGGTAAAACTAAATATATAGATATAACAAATGAATAAAATATTAAGTAAATTATTTGGAGCTGCAGGAGGTAACATTGCAGAAAAGATTTCAGGGATAATAGACAAGCATACTTTTAGTAAAGTAGAAAAAGCACAGTTCGAAAAAGAGATGGAGCAAATATTTGTAAAAGCAGAGCTTGATTTAGAGAAGGAAATAACATCTCGTCACGCAGCAGATATGAACTCTGACAGTTGGCTAAGTAAAAACATTAGACCTCTACTTACTATATTCTCATTAGTTCTTTATACTTTATTTGCTATTACAGATGGAAACATAGGAGAGTTTAACATTGCTAATCAGTATGTAGACTTATTAGGACAGATAGTTATTATGAGTTTAGGATTTTACTTTACATCAAGAGGTATTGAAAAGACTGCTAAGATAATGAGAAAATAATGGCTAAAGGAATTAAAATAAGCACGTATAAGAGCAAATCTAAGAAACGTAAGGGTATACACGCAAAAAGCAAAATGAGTGCCTTAAAAAGCTCTAAAAACTATTTTAAGAAATATAAAGGTCAGGGAAGATGAAAAGAATTTTAGATATTTTTTATGAATATTGGATAAAACCTTATTGTCCATAACTTTTTTTTTATATATTTGTGATGCTTATAGCTAAACTTCAAGAGCCTAATAAAGTTGGATGCTTGTTGGAACAGGTATTACTTTCTTTCTTTTTTGTAGGTTTTTTCTTTCTTTTTCTTTTTACTCTTTTTCTTTTTCTTTCTTTTTAATTATAATTTCTTATATTAGCAAATATGATAACATATATGATTGACAAGATTCTAAATTATAAAACAGTAACAACTAAAGAGAAGATAGATAGACTCTTAGAAATAGATGCAACTCAGTATTGCAATCTTGGATGCGACTCCACAAAAGCAGAGGTACAAGAAGCAAAGAAACAAAGCAGAGCTATCTATAGAGCCATTAAACAACTTGACCCTGCAACTGGTAAACTACTCTTAGAACATATGGATAGATGAGAAAAGTATCTCGTAAAGGACTTGTAAAGAAGTTAGATACGGTATTCTCTATTTATATAAGACTTCGCAAAGCGAATAAGCAAGGCATAGTAACCTGCTATACTTGTGGAAAGCAAGACCACTACAAAAAAATGCAGAACGGACATTTTATGTCAAGAAAATCCTACTCTACAAGATGGGAAGAATTAAATTGTCAAGTCCAATGCTATAGCTGTAATGTGATGAGATATGGAGAACAATACAAGTATGGATTAGAACTCCAAAAAGAATATGGCAAAGATTTACCAGAACAACTACTTATACAATCAAAACAAATCGTAAAGTTCTCTAATATTGATTTAGAGGATATGATAAATAAATACAAAGAGTTAGTAGATAAAAGGAAAAAAGAATTATCTTTGTAGAATAAATCTGTAACTTGCAGGTCTTTATCATTTTGTTTCGGAAGGGGGAATTAATTTTCCTCCTTTTTTTTATATGCACTTGTTTTATTAACAATTTTTAATTAACTTGCTAAAGTATTGCAATGAAGCATTACACTAAAAACAATTTTATATGACCCATAAAGAAGATTTATTAAGGCTTTACAAAACAGAAGCCACACACTTGCGACAACTTTATCACAGAGAAGTTGAAAAAAACACTAACTTAGAAGAAATTATAAAATCTAAGGATAGTATTATAGAGCAGTTAGAACTTGAGCTTTATCAAAAAGAAGTTAAAAATGCACATTTAGAAGTAAATAATAACATAGTAGACGAATATATAAGATGAAAAGTAAAATTACACACATTGAACCAAAGGGAACTTGGTCAAACACATCAGGTACTTTTAACAAGTATCAAGTATCATTAGCAAATGGAAACTCTTACAGTTTTTTAGCTAAAGGAGAATTTAAAAAGAAAGTAGGAGAAGAAATGGAATATGAAGTAACTAATAAGGAATACAATACTGCAAAGATAGTATATCCTAAACCTCAAAATTCTTACACTCCACAAAACAATTCTAAGCCTTTAGACACTCATAACAGTATATTAAGACAAGTAGCATTTAAAGGAGCTATAGAACTTGCTTCTTCTGGTAAGATAAACATCCAGGAGATAGAAGAATTTACAAATACATTTAACAAACTATTAAAATAATAATTATGGAAATTACTGGTAGAATTAAGAAAATTAATGACATAAAAACATTTGGAGCTAACAACTTTAGAATAAGAAGTATGTGGCTTGTAACTAATGATAAATACCCACAAACAATATCTGTAGAGTTTACACAAGATAAAGTAAACCTATTAGACAATTATACAGAAGGTTCTTTTGTTAAGACATCTATAAACCTTAGAGGTAGAGAATGGGAGAATCCTAAAACAAATGAAGTAAAAGTATTCAATACTATTGAAGGATGGAAGATAGAAGATGATGTAGAGCAAGTAACTACTGCAGCACAAAGTCCTGATAGAGATAACGACTTACCATTCTAATGACTGCAGAAGAAAGAAAAAAGACCCCTGTCTTTTCAGGGGTTTTAAATTATTTTCCTGATGCTATTTTAGAAGTTGCAAAAGTTTCTTATATTGGTAATCAACAACACAATCCAAACAAACCATTACATTGGGACAGAAGTAAGTCTGGAGATGAATTAGATGCTTTATGTAGACATCTTACAGAAGCTGGTAAGATTGATAGTGATGGTATGAGACATTCAGCTAAGGTAGCTTGGAGAGCTTTAGCTAACTTGCAAAAAGAAATAGAAAAAGACAACAACAAAAAGAAAAATTAAAATGCTTATAAACTTTGATGACCAGATAAATAAACTTCACGACATTCGTTCTGGCAAAATCAAAGAAGGTTTAGGATTAGGATTTCCAGAAATAGACGAATTTTTTAGGTTTAAACAGGGGAATTTTTTGGTTTGCTTAGGTCACGCAAATGTGGGAAAGACTACTGTGATTCTTTATCTAATGTTATTGTATTCAATAAAGCATAATATTAGATGGCTTATATTTTCAAGTGAGAATGAAGCTCATAGTATTATTAGAAAACTTATAGAGTTCTTAGCAGCTAAACCAATTAATAAAATAACAGACGAGGAGTTTAATAAGCATAAGCAATTTGTATTTAATCAGTTCAAGATTATAGATGCCAATGAATTACATACTTATAAGACTTTATTAGAACTTGCTACAAGCATTAAAAAGGCTTGGAACTATCAAGGATTTCTTATAGACCCTTATAATTCTTTAATGAAAGATAGGGATATGCTAAAAGGTATTAATTCTCACGATTACGATTATGAAGCAACTTCTGAGATACGAATATTCTGTAAAACACATAATGTAGCAATATGGCTTAATACACACGCAGCTACAGAAGCATTAAGAAAGAAGCACGGAACATCTGATGAATATGCAGGACATCCTATTCCTCCTATGGCAAGTGATGTAGAAGGAGGAGGTAAGTTTGTAAATAGAAGTGATGAATTTATCTGCATACATAGATACACTCAACACCCAACAGATTGGATGTATAACCATATACATATTAGAAAAGTAAAAGACATAGATACTGGAGGAAGACCAACACCAATAGATGAACCTATAAAACTAAAATCAATACTTAATAATGTAGGATTTCAATTAAATGGAAATCACATAATAACTCCAGCTTTAACCAAACAAATTAATTTACCATTTTGAAAACACCAGTAGAATTAGCATATGATAAACATAACCAATGGGTAGAGATAGTACAAACCTTTGGTGGATTAAATAATGAGGAGTGTGAGGATTTGGTACAAACTATGTATATTCTGCTAATAAAGAATACTCAAAAAGGTATTGACTATATGTACAATGATGAGATAAACTATTATTATGTTTTTAAAATACTCAGAGGATTATATGTAGATTTGATTAGAAAGAAAAGTAAAGTAAAACTGATTAGTTTAGAAAACATAGAACCTGTTACAGAAATAGACCACAACAATTATGACGAGGTTTATAATAAGCTCCAGGAGATTTTAAAAGATATGTACTGGTACGATAAAAAAGTATTTGAGATAATAGAAGATGGCACTAACATAAGTGAGCTATCAAGAAAAAGTAAGATAAGTTATTACAGCTTATACAATACATATAAGAAAGTAAAACAGAAACTAAAAGATAATTTATGAATAAACAGATTGCAAATGAATTAAAAGATTTTGCTAAAGATATTGCTGAAAGATTTTCAATAAAAGAAAGAGAAGGTAATTTCAATAATGAAACTTTTAATGTTGATGAAGTGATACCAACATCAGACCATACTGCAATAATTAACTTTAAAAAAAATTCAGGAAAAATTGGAGTAGCTTTTTGTTATTACATACCAAGAGGTTATTCAAAAGGATGGAAATATTTTTTTCCTACCGACTCACATCTTAATGGATTTCAAGCATTCATATATTATAAACTTGAAGCAGAAAGAAAAAACTATAAATATAATTAATATGAAAATAGGAAACTTAATAGAATTAATTACAACATACACAGGAATAAAATACTTAGTAGATACTTACCATAGTTTAAGAGGAACTAAATGTAACTGTGATAAAAGAAAAGATGCTTTGAATAAATTTAAAATAGATAGAAATGGAATCAGTAAAGTTTAATAAAGAGGAATACGATAAATGGACAGAGTTTAAAGCTGCTAATGGTAAAAGCATAAATAGACCAGAGCAAGAACTTATTGCAAGGTTGCATTCTAAATACTACAAGCACAGTTATTATCTTCCCTGCACTTGTACTCCGAAAACATATATAGCGTGGATAAAACAACTAAATGATATTTACGCTAATGGGTCTGAGTAAGATACATCTATACGAACAAGCAGTAGTTCAGATACTCAATATGGATAATTGGGATTTAAAATGGGCTGGTAATGGCTTTGAGCATTACGATGCTATAGGTAAGACTCCTAAAGGTCACGACTGTGTAATAGAAATGAAGTTCAGAAATAAATACTATAAAGAAAAGATGTTAGAGGTTTATAAGTATGAGCAACTAATAAGTATGGATTCTGAAATAGTAAAGCTCTACTTTGTATCTGACCCTAAAGGAAACTATTTGTATTGGCTAAACTATTTAGATATGCCAGAACCTGTAGAGATGTATTGTCCTGATACTACAATGTGGACTAAGAAACGATTACTAAAACCTGTATATCTTCTAACAGAACAACAAGCAAGTATTGTAAATAGAGAATCATATAATTAAATTTTGTTAATAACTTTAAAAGAGTTATATTAGCCAGTATAACTTTAAAAACAAAATTATGAACCATAACCATAATGCTTTTGAAAATCAAATATTCAATCATTTTAGAGAAAAAGTAAAAGAAATAAATGCTGCAATAGAATTATTAGTTGAGCATAATTATAAAATTATTGATTTAGAAAATCAAATTATAGATAAGAATAATATACAGAATATAGAAAAGAGATTTAGTTTTGATTATAAAAGAACACCTAAAAAAAGTTATGAAAAAACATAGACAATATAGAAGCAATCAAGGAAGAAGTCCAAGAAAAGAAGAACAAATAATGAATGTTCTAAGAGTAGCATTTCTTGCATTAGGAATAACAATATTAACCTGTGTAATACTTAACTAATGACTTTACTGCAGAATCAGATTTATGAAGCTAACTTTAATTACATAGGTCAAGCTCTTATCAAAGCATACGATACTAAGAAAGATAATAATCAATCCACTAAAGAATTAGGCAACTTAATTAAGTGCGTAAATGAAATGCATATGTTTGTTATGGGTCTTAGAAACGAAGTACAAATATTAGACTATAAAATAAAGTTAGCAGAAGCAGATAAACTAAGAGCAATAGAGAGAGCAAGAAAATCAGAAAAACTTATAAAATGATACAACTATTAGACGGAAAGAAATATGACCACAAAGAACTATTATCTAAAATGGATGACGATTCTTTTTATTACGGAGAACTAAACAAATTAGCATTAAGCAGTTCTTCACTTAAATTACTATTATCAAGTCCTAAGACTTATAAGCACGTTACTCAGTATGGTAATCCTGAAACACAACCATTAAGAGATGGGTGGTTATTTCATACAGCTATATTAGAACCTCACGTTTTCAATGCACAGATATTTGTTGATGTAGCAAGTAAGAATACAAAAGCATTTAAGTTAGCTAAGGAAGAACACGGTAGAGTATTCACAATGTCAGAAAAGAATAAAGCTGAGAAACTTGCAGACGCATTCTTTAGAAATCACCACGCACTTAAACTTATAACAGACTGTGAGTTTGAAGTTCCTGCAATAGGAAATGTATGTGGCTTTCCATTTAGAGGTAAAGCAGATGTTCTTGGAAAAGATAGAATAGTAGATTTAAAAACTACAACAGACATAAAAGGTTTTCCTTATGCTGCAAAGAAATATGGATATGATGTTCAATGTTATTTGTATTGTTCTCTCTTTAATGTGGGATATGAGCAATTCAAATTCTTAGTAATGGACAAAGGAAGTTTAGATATAGGTATATGGGACTGTTCAGAAGAATTTTACTTAGAAGGTAAAAGAAAAGTAGAGAAGGCTGTAGACATCTTTGAAACTTTCTTTATTCACGGTGCAGCTTTAGATGATTATGTATTGACAGGAACATTATGATATACAATCAAGATTGTTTAGAAGCTATGAAAGAAATACCTGATTATAGTATAGATGCTATTATAACAGACCCTCCTTATGGAACAACTGCTTGTAAATGGGATACTGTAATACCTCTTGATTTAATGTGGAAACAACTTAATAGAATTATTAAAACTAATGGTGCTATAGTTTTATTTGGTTGTGAGCCTTTTAGTTCTGCTTTAAGAATTAGTAATATAAAAAATTATAAATATGATTGGATTTGGAAAAAAGATAGACCAAGTGGTTTTTTAAACGCAAAAAAACAACCCTTAAGAAATATAGAAAATATATCTGTATTTTATAAAAAACAAGTAATATATAATCCTGTAATGTATATTGGTAAAAAATCTCATTCAATAGGTAAAGCAATAAATAATAAAAAACAAAGGAAAAATAATTTATATGGAGATTTTAAAGGTATGAATAGAAAGGGTAATTTAAAATATCCAAGACAAATTTTAGAATATTCAAGACCACATCCACCTATACACCCAACACAAAAACCTGTTGCTTTAATGGAGTATTTAATTAAGACATACACCAACGAAAATCAAACTGTATTAGATTTTACTATGGGAAGTGGAACTACTGCTATTGCCTGTATTAATACTAACAGAAAATTTATAGGAATTGAAAATAATAAAGAATACTTTGAAGCTGCTAAGAAACGAATAGAACAACATAAACAACAAATAAGAATGTTTTGAAAGAACTAATAAAAGACATAGACATTATAATAGATGCTATACATATGGGAGATACAGAGAATGCCATAGATATGCTTCAGGAGATACAAAGAGAATTAAAAATTAAATTATTATTATTATGAAAAAGAGAGCTTACGATATAGCAAGACAAATAAGTAACCTTGCAGAATTAAATGTATTTGAGAATACAAGAAAAAGAGAATATGTAGAAGCAAGAGGTTTAGTTGCTTTAGTGCTTTATAAATATCTAAACATATCACTAACAAATATAGCAAGGTTCTTCCAAGACAATGGAAAGAGTATGCACCACGCAAATGTATTGCATTTGATTAGAAGTTACGATACTTACAAGTTCTACAACAAGAACCTGGACAAGTGGTTAGATATGGTTATAAATGAAATTGATGATGTGGGAAATGAAAACAAAAGAACTCTCATTAAACATCGTATTAAGTATCTTACCAATAACGACATAGACGAATTAGCACTCTATACAGAGGATATGTATAATAAAGTTCTACAAAAAGAAGAAAGTATTTAAAAATTAATTTTATTTTACGATATATAGATATACAAGATTGATTAATCAATTTTTTTCAATTATGGACAAAAGAAAAAATAATGGAGGAGCAAGACCTAATTCAGGTAGAAAACCTAAGCAAGAAGAAGTACAATTAATAGAGAAACTAACTCCCTTAGAACCTTTAGCATTTGAAGCTCTTAAAGATGGATTAGAGAAAAAAGACTTTAAGTTTGTTCAACTATACTATAATTACTTTGCAGGTAAACCAAAAGAAACAAAGGATATAACTATAAACGAAGATGTACCTTTATTCATTGATTAATGTTTACTAAAACAGAAGCAGTAAAAAAACTAAGACTATTAGGTAAAAGAATAAGAATAGTAAGAGGAGGTTCTTCTGCAGGTAAGACCATAGCTATTCTAATGATACTTATAGACTATGCTATTAAAAATAAGAACAAAGAAATTAGTGTAGTAGCTGAATCAGTCCCACACTTGCGTAGAGGAGCTTTAAAGGACTTTCTTAATATACTTAAAGCAACCAATAGGTACGATGAGAGAAAGTTCAACAAATCAACTCTAAAGTACCAATTCAGTACAGGTTCTTATATAGAGTTCTTCTCCACAGACCAACCTGATAAATTAAGAGGAGCAAGAAGAACAGACTTGTTTATTAATGAGTGTAATAACATTCCTTCTTTTGAAGTGTATCAACAACTTGCAGTTAGAACATCAGGAACGGTGTGGTTAGACTACAATCCAAGTAACATCTTTTGGGTAGATAAAGAACTAATAGGACAAGAAGATACTGACTTCCTCACATTAACATATAAAGACAATGACAGCTTACCATCTTCAATAGTAAAAGAAATAGAGAAAGCTAAAGATAAAGCTAAGACCTCAACCTATTGGGCTAATTGGTGGAAAGTATATGGACTTGGTGAGATAGGTAGTTTAGAGGGAGTATGTATTCCTGATTGGAAGTATATTGATAATATTCCTTATGAAGCAAGGTTGCTTTGTGGAGGATTAGACTTTGGATATTCAATAGACCCAAGTACGATTATCTTATTATACAAATGGAACAATGCTTACATATATGATGAGATACTATACCAAAAAGGAATGCTCAATAGAGACATAAGTAGATTCTTAAAAGATAATAACATTACTACTCACATTTGGGCTGATAGTGCAGAACCAAAGAGCATAAATGAAATCAGAGCGTATGGACATAAAATATCAGGAGTAACTAAAGGGAGAGATTCAGTAGTCTATGGCATCAATCTAATAAACCAAAATGAAATCTATGTAACCTCCAGGTCAAAGAATCTAATCAAAGAACTACAAGGATATATATGGTCTAAAGATAAAGAAGGTAATAACATACAGAAACCTACAGGGTCTCATCCTGACTGTATTGATGCTTGTAGATATGCACTTATGATGCAACTTGAAAATCCTAACAGAGGTAGATATACTATTCAATAAAATATTTATTAAAAATTGTTAATTATATTAAAAAGAATTGTATATTAGCATTATGAAACAAAACGATATGAAAAATTTACCTAATCAACAAACATTCAATACTTGGAGTAATGATGAGCTTTTTAATTATTACTATAATTTATTAAATGAACCAAATAATGTTAATAATGCTATTTCTAAAATAGTTAGAAAAGTTTTAAATACAAGAAACTACAAATAAAATGAAACAATCTGAGAAACAATTAATAAACACATTACTAAAGCTCCACAAGAAAGGAGAACTCTCTGCTAAAACTTGTGCAGATACAATTTTTAGAATAATTAAGAATCAATGAAAGATATATACTATCAGAAACAATTACAGAGACTCTTAGATATGCCTAAAGAAAAAAGAAAGCAATTAATAATAGACTTAACTAAATCACTACTAAAGAAATAATTATGTATAAGAAATTCCTAAAAGAAGACCCAAACAACTGGAAATGGCTAATAGCTATCCACGTTTTTTTATTTACAATATGTTTAATCTTAATGATTGATTTATAATATATTTTTGTGATGTTTGTTTTGTTTGGAAAGGGGTAGCAGAGATGTTACCCTTTTTTTTTGTGTATATGTCAAAAATGCTTTAGAAATTTCGATATATATATATGAAAGTAGAAATAAACGTGCCTAACGATTTAAAAGAAATCCAACTGCACCAATATCAGAAATTCCTAAAACTCCAAGAAAAGAGCGTAGATGAGAAGTTCTTAGCTTCTAAGATGATAGAGATATTCTGTGGTTTAAAGCTCACAGATGCACTTAAAATGAAAGTATCAGATGTCTATGCTATTACAGGAATACTTGGAGATATGTTTAATCAGAAACCTAAGCTGGTTAAGAAGTTCAAAATGAATGGAGTTGAATATGGCTTCATACCAGACTTAGACCAAATGAGCTTAGGAGAATACATTGACCTGGATAGTTATTTAGGAGATTGGGAGAATATACATAGAGCAATGAATGTTCTGTATAGACCTATTAAACATAAATACGCAGAAAAATATAACATACAAGATTACAGTATAGACCATCCAGAGAAGATGCAGAATATGCCAATGGATGCAGTATTAAGTTCTGTGCTTTTTTTTTATCATTTAGGAATCGACTTGTCGAAAGCTATGATGAATTATTTGGAGGACAAACAGGAAACGAATTTAGTGCAATATCTCAATTCGGAAGCAAATGGGGATGGTATCAATCAATTTACGGACTCGCTCAAGGAGATATTAGACGATTTGAAGATATCACTAAGTTAAAGATGCACGAGTGTTTTATGATGTTATCATTTATGAAAGACAAAGCTGAAGCAGAAGCTAAACAATTAAAAAGTAGAATAAAATGAGCCAACAAGGAATAAGAGGTTTTTATCAATTAACAGAAACAATTAAAACGCAATTATTGTCAGATGCAAATGTCAATATTGTAACTACAGGAGATATTACAGAAATAGATTTGTCTAAGCAAACTATATTTCCTCTTTGCCATATAATGGTTAATAGTGTTATTACACAAGAACAAGTATTAGCATTTAATATAACTGTAATGGCTATGGATATAGTAGATGTAGACAAAGAAGCAACTACAGATTTATTTAGAGGTAATGATAATCAACACGATGTACTAAACACTCAATTAGCAGTTCTTAATAAACTTGTAATGGTTCTTAGAAAAGGAGACTTATATACAACTAAATACCAATTAGACGGAGACCCTACTTGTGAACCTTTCTTTGATAGATTTGAGAATCAATTAGCAGGATGGGCTTGTACTATGGACATACTTATTGAAAACGATATAACAATATGCAGTTAAAAGAAACTAAGGACATATTAAACAAATTTGCAAAGTATGTGATACAACAATCTCGTACTAATCTAACTAAAGGCAAAAAGAATAGTTCTAAATCTCTTTACAATAGTTTAGATTTTAGATATAAGCCTGTAAGAGATGGTATAGGTATTCAGTTTCTAATGGATGAGTATGGTATCTATCAAGATAAAGGAGTTAGAGGAGCTAATGCTTATTATGCAGATAGAGCTACCTCACAAAGTCCTTATAGTTTTAAAATGTCTTCTAAGATACCTCCAGTTAAAACTTTAGCTGATTGGGCTAAAAAAAGAAACATAAGATTAAGAGATGAAAAGGGTAGATTTTCAAAAGGTAATTATAATACAATAGGTTTTCTTATAGCAAGAAGTATTAAAGATAAAGGTATAAGAGCAAGTTTGTTTTTTACAAAGCCATTTGAAAGAGCATATAAAGATTTACCAAAAGATATAGTTAAAGGATTTATAAACGATATAGAAATAACAATAGAATGAGTACAATAATAAATGCAAGAAGTCCATATTATATAAAAGTAGAACCTGCTTCAGGAACGCTTAGTTCAGCTTCAATGGAGCTGTTTATATATTCAGGAACTTTTACAACAGACAAACCTGGAACAGCACAGTATACTATAAGCAAAGATATTATAGGAACTAACAACTATGTGATATACGAAATCACAGAATTAATTAGAGATTATCTAAATACAGAGTATGCAAGTTTTGCTACAGATGGAGTATGGGTTGAAGCAGATATCACATTAACTAAAACAGTAGGAAGTGAAACTCAAAACTTAGATTACCTTTCTTTTGATGGTTATGGATATTTCGAGGATGGAGTAAATCCAAGAACTTTAATAGACCCAGTAAACACTTTAGTAGATTCAACAACTACAGGTACGACTACAGCTTATAAACTAATAGATAGTACACAAACATTCTTAACAAGTGTAGCAATAGGAGATACAGTATACAACGATACAGATACAACAGAAACAACAATCTCAGCTATAGATAGTGATACTCAACTTACATTAAAGAATGATATAATGACAACAGGAGAGGACTACAGAATAATAGGAACTCCTAACTATACTCCTCAATATCTGCAATCAAATACTAAGATATATTTTAAACAAGGTACTGATATAGTATTTCCTGTATTTGCAGAAGTAGAACCATTGATAGAATTTACAAGTGGAGGAGGAGCTGATGTGTATTGGGAACAAGTAGAGGATTTTTGGAATTTATATGATGTTAGTTGGGGTAATGTTCTAAATGACATTCAAGTAAATGACTCTACAGACTCAACACAAAAGATAGTCTATATTAGAGTGACTCCTACAGATACATTAATAACAGGAGATACAATTACTATAACAAGCTCAGTAGGTACTTCACAAGTAACAACACTTACGCTTGAAGCAGTATGTGAACCTAAGTATCAGGAACTACAAGTTATATTTTATAATAAGTTTGGAGCATTACAGATAATGCCATTTTATAAAAAGTCAATAGATAGCATAAACACCAATTCAGATAGTTATAAAAGAAACTTAATGGAGTTTGCTACTGACCCTACTTATAACACAGAGAAACATCAAATAAGACAGTTTCACGTTACAGGAAAAGAATCTATAACAATGAACACAGGCTTCATACAAGAGAGTTTTAACGAGGTTATAAAACAAATGATGCTAAGTGAACAAGTATGGGTAGATAAC